CTGACGGCGGGCGGGCAGGTGGCGGCGGCGGGGATCATCCGGCCGCCGCGGGCCGGCGACACACGGGGCTGGGGGCGGGGCTGGCGGTGTACGGCTGCGGGGTCGGGGCGGTGGGCCTGACGGCCTGGCAGTGGGGCCGGGCGCACGCCGGGTGCCAGGTGCACGCGGTCCTCGAAAACGACTGGACGCGCGGGGTGCCCAAGGGTCAGCGGCAGCTCGCCCTGGCGACGTTGTACCCGGTGTACGCCGAGCATCTGGCCGAGGACCCCGGCGGGGACATGGCGGATGGTTTGGGCCTGGCCGACTGGTGGCTCCGCACGCGGCGGGCCGAAGGGAGGTTGTTCGCATGAGGTTGGGGACGCGCAGTTTGCTGTATGGGGTGCACCAGGTGGGGATTCACCCCTGGTTTGTGGCGTGGGCCACCGGCGAGCTGCGCGAGTACATGCAGGGCCCGGGCGCCCGCACGCCGGCCGGGGACAGGACGGCGCGGCAATGGTACCGGGATGTGCGGCGGTACTGCACGGCCTGGGCCCTGGAGCACCGGGATGGGCGGGCGGATACCTGGACGGGGACCAGGAGGGACCTGGCTATCGACGGCTCGGCGGGCGGCGGCCGCGGGGACGGAAGGCGGGCATGACTACACTGCCAATCAACACGATCCTTTGCGGGGACTGCTTGGATATCATGCGTCAGTGGCCGGCGGGGTCTATTGACGCCGTCATCACGGACCCGCCGTATTCCTCGGGTGGGTTCACCCGTGGTGATCGGACGGCAGACACGACGGCGAAATATGTGCAGACGGGTACGCTCAAGCAGCGGCTCGCGTTCTTCGGGGACACGCGCAGTCAATGGGGTTGGCACTACTGGACCGCCCTGTGGCTGTCTCGCTGCTGGCAGTTGGTGAAGGATAGCGGTTACATCCTGATGTTCAGCGACTGGCGGCAGGTGAGTGTTGCCATGAACGCGATCGAAGCGGGCGGCTTTGTGCTGCGTGGTCTGGTCCCGTGGGATAAGGGACTGGCGTCTCGCCCGCCGCACACCGGATACTTCCGGCATCAGTGCGAGTACGTTGTCTGGGGGACCAAGGGGGTTTCGAAGCCGTGCGGCCACGGCGGCCCGTGGCCGGGGTATCAGAACGTCGCGGTGAAGCAGGAGGACAAGCACCATCAGACGGGTAAACCCACGGAGTTGCTGCGCCGTCTCGTGGTTGTTGCCCCGCCGGCGGGGGTCGTGTTCGACCCGTTTTGCGGCAGCGGGACGACCTGCGTGGCGGCCGCGGAGCTGGGGCGGCGGTGGATTGGCTGTGAGTTGAGCGAGGAGTACTGCTCTGTCGCCCGCCGGCGCGTGGCGGGAGCCGTCGCTGGGCTACGGCTCTCGGACGGAGAAACGACCACGAAAGGATTATTCGCCTGATGGCACGTAAGTCCAGGACATCCAAACGTGCGAAAGGGGCCCCGGCGGTGCCGGCACCGGGCAAGCTGACGGAGCAGGCGGTGCGGGCGGCGGGGGTCGAGTGTGCGGATTTGGCGGCGGGGGCCGAGCGGCTGGGGGTGGCGGATCTGGCGGGGCGGCTGGGGCGGTCGAAGCGGCTGACCGCGGCGTGGGAGCGGGGGCGGCTCCTGCGGCGGGTGGGGGAGGTCGCGGGGACGACGTATGTGGTCGCCGAGGCGGCGGATCGGCTCCTGGGGCTGGCCAAGGGGACGTTCGGACCGCTCTATGCGGCGGATCGGGTCGTGCGGGAATTGTGGGACCGCCGTCGCTTCGACCTCTTACTGGCGACCGAGCAGGGGTGGGCGGCCCGGGTGCGGGAGGGGGACCCGAAGGCCCTGGCGGCGGTGGAGGAGCTGTTCGAGTCGCGGCGGCCGGCGGCGCAGGAGGCGGATTTCACGCGGCTGGCGCCGGCGGAGCTGGGACGGGCGACGGGGATCCTGCCCCAGCAGTGGGCGCGGTGGGTACGGGAGAATGGCTGTCCCCAGGCGGTGGATGGCACGTACTCGCTCGCGCGGGTGATCGCGTGGCTCCGCGCGTGGGAAAGGGACAAAGCCGGCGGCGGGCAGGAGGCCCGGGGGCTCAATCCCTTGCAGACGGAGAAGGCGGAGATCCTGGCGCTGGAGAAAAAGCGGCGGCTGGGGCAGTTGGTCGAGCTGCCGGTGCACCTGGCGGCCCTGGCCCAGCGGGCCCACGCCCTGAGAGTGCTGCTGGCGCCGGGGCGGGCGCACGAGCTGGCCGAGGCCCTGGCGGGCCAGACGGCGGGCCAGATCGAGGACCGGCTCCGCGGGGCGTTTGGTGCGGTGCTCAGCGAGTACCGGACCTTGTCACCCGAGATCCCGCTGGCCGAGGCAGCGCGGGCGAAGATCGAAGAGGGGCTCAAGATGATTGTCGAAGGATAATAGAAGATGGGAACCACGGAGGTCACGGAGCAGAAAGGATACTGATGGAAAATGAGAACCACGCAGTAGGCAGTCAGGGGCGGCCGCTGGTGTACTTGGCCTGCCCGTACTCGCACCCGGACCGGGCGGTGCGGTTGAAGAGGTTCTGGGCGGCCAATGTAGTCGCCGGGGAACTGATAGTCAATCGGGGCGAGCACGTGTTTTCGCCCATCTCTCACACCCACCCCATCGCCGAGGATGGGTCGCTCCCGCTGGGATGGGACTTTTGGGCCGCCTACAATCGGGCGGTGCTGTCGGTCTGCCACAAGATGTACGTCCTGCGGCTGCCGGGTTGGGACGTGTCGCGCGGGGTGCTGGCGGAACTGAGTATCGCGGTAGAGATGGGGATCCCCATCGAGTTCCTCGATGGGGAAGGGCTGGAGGTGGGCTGACCTATGGACGTCGATGAGATGCTGGGGTGCGTGTACGGCTGGACGTGGTGCCGCTGGTATGGGGCATATTGGTGGGCCAAGCTGTATTGGCCGGTGGTCGCCGGGCCGCCGCGGCCCCGGCTGCCCCGGGCCCGGCGGCGGCTCGGCCCGTGGTCCGGGGTTCGGGACGGGCGGCGCGGGCGGCACTGGGACCGGCGGCGGGGACGTCGTTGACCGGATGGACCTTATTGACCGGGGAGATGTGACATCGAACGGGAACGGGCAAGCATCGAGCTTTCGGCGGGCGGGCTGACGGACCAGGAGCTGGCGATCCTGGATCCGGCGCCGGTGCCGTCGGTGATCGATTGGGCGCCGGAAAATCTCGTGCTGCCGAATGAGGAGTCGCCGATCGAGGGCTATTTCAGCTTCGAGTACTCGCCCTGGATGGTGGAGATCCTCCGGTGGGCGGCGGATCCGGCCGTGCGCGAGATCACGACGATGGCGCCGCTGCAGTCGGGTAAGACCGTCTGGACCTCGGTGTGGCTGTACCACATGATTCGCTTTGCACCAGGTAACACCATTGTGGTGATGACGGATGAAAATACGCTCAAGCGGAGAATGAAACGGCTGCGGGCGACGTTTCGGGCGAACCAATGGCTCCTGGAGCGGCTGGGGGGGCGGATCGAGAACCTGCACCTGGGGGAGGCGACGGAGCTGCCGCGGATGCTGCTGTATCTGGCGTGGTCGAACTCGGCGGCGGCCATGGCCAGTGACCCGATCCCCTATGTGATCGCGGACGAGGTGTCGCTCTGGGCCGCCTCGGTCGGCAATACGGATATTCACGCCCTGCACCATCTGCGGGGTCGGCAGGCGGCGTTTCCGCATACGAGCAAGCTGTTCAAGATCTCCTCGCCCCGCAATGTCGGGGACGAGTTCGACCAGGAGTTCGAGGGCGGGGACAAATGCGAGTACTGGGTGCCCTGCCATGCGTGCTCGTACTGGCATATCCTGCGCTGGTACGACAAGGAGCAGCCCGGCTGTCACGCGGTCCTGGACCGGGACGAGCACGGCGAGTGGCTGCCGCTGAAGGCGTACGAGGAGGGCCGGCACGTGCGCTACGTGTGCCCCTCGTGCGGGAAGGTCTGGAGCGACTACGCGCGGGCGGCGAATCTCCAGCAGGGCCGCTGGCTGCCGGCGGGGGCGACGCTGGGCCGGGCCGGGGTGGTCGCAGGGACCATGGAGCCGACGGCGTACAAGAGCTGCCGGATCCGCGGGCTGATGGTGCACCCGAAGCTGCGGAGCATCAACCGCATGGCGGTGCAGTGGGTGCGGGGCCAGATGCAGCTCCGGTCCGGGCGGATATCGGGGCTGAAACATTTTCTGAACAACGTGGAGGGGCAGAGTTGGCGCGAGGAGCGGGCGGATACGGACGAGAGCCGGCTGCGGAAGCATATGGGCGGCTACCGGCTGGGGACCTGTCCCTGGGGCGTCCAGGTGCTCACGATCTCGATCGACGTGCACCACGACTGGTTCCGGGTGCTCGTGCTGGGCTGGGGCTATCTGTACGAGTGCTGGCTGGTGGAGGCCCTGCGGATCGAGACGGCCGATACGACGGAGATCGAGGCCTATGCACCCTTGCGGGCCCTGGTCTGCCGGTGGTGGCAGTTGGCGGATGGGACGTGGCTGCCGCCCTCGGCGGTGACGATCGACGCGGGCTACCGGCCGGAGCCGGTGAAGGATTTCTGCCGGCAGAACCGCCACCAGGTGCGCCGGGGCAACCTGCTGCCGACCCTGGGCTCATCGCAGAAGATGAACCGCTTGTACAGCAAGGTCCCGATCGACGCCGCCCTGGTGCGGTACGACCTCAACACCCTGGAATTGAAGGACCAGTTGTGGCGGCGGCTGTTCGAGGCGGCGGCGCCCGGGCCCGGCTACATGCACCTGCCGGCGGACCTGCCGGGTGACGTGGTGGCGGAATTGTGCAGCGAGCACAAGATCGTCCGGGAGGGCCGGCCGGCCTGGGTGCCCAAGTTGGATGGGCGGGATAACCACGCCTGGGACTGCGGGGCGTACGGGCAGTTCGCGGCGCACCTGGTGGGGGTCGTGACCTTGAACCCGCTGGCGACGGAGCCGCCGCCGGCCCGGGAGCCGGTGGCAGCCGGGCCCGCCGCGGCCAGCAAGAGCACGCGCAAGATTCGCACGCATTACGATTGAAAGGAGTCATCGCATGTCGAAAAAGAACAAAGCACCCACCCCGAAGGACACGGGGGCCACGGAGGGAAAGCCCGTTTGGGACTTCGCCCACGGCCGGCGCTGCCCGCGCTGCCAGAGCACGGACACCGAGGCCCGCAGCACGCAGGGCGGCGTGCAGTACCGCCTCTGCCGGCGGGCGGTCTGCCGGCACACGTACAGCGTGGTGGGCCGCCAGATCTGAGTAAGGGAAGGGTTCACCACCGACCGAAAGAAACCGCAGATGGCGCAGATTTCCGCAGATTCTTTACAGATCTGTAAGGAATCCGCGCGGCGGCGGATTTTTTGGTTGACGGGTTTTCGCGGGCTTGTCGATAGTGACGGCAGCTAAGGGCTTGGAGGCCCTGGACAATTGAAGATCGGGTTCGCGTCGCGGCTGGCCGGCCGCGGAGCGACGCAAGAGAACAAAAGCGGCAGTGTGGTGCCACGCAACCACGCTGCCGCTTTTGTTTTGCCCGAACGAAGGACGACGATGGCGCTGACGAGTGCTTCGAGCTACAGCGATGCGATCGACCAGTACCTGGACAATCTGTCCTGGGACGGGGATTTGACGAAGGCCCGCGCCATGCTGGAGGCGATCCGGTTCTTGCGGCTGCAGCGTCCCACCCGCAGTGCGCACGAGGATGGGCGCAGTATCGATTACGAGAGCCTGGCCACGGAGCAGCAGCGGCTGGAGCAGTACCTGGCGGCGGTCGATACGACGAACCGGCCGCGGGCGTCGTTCGTGCAGGGGAGGGCCATCGAGACATGCTGACCCGCCCGCCCCGACAGAGCGATAGCAGCGCCGGCCCGCGACTCGACATCGAGTCGCACAAGGGCGTCTATACGGCCCTGGGCTACCGTTCGGTCGCGGTCGCCTCCAAGGAAGGCCGCACCTACCCCACGGGCAGTGGGGACTACCTGATCGAGTACGACCGGCCGGACCTGTTGCGGCAGTCGCGGCACTTCTACCGCAACAACGCCATTTACCAGGGCCTGATCAACCGGGCCGTCTCCTACATCGTGGGCCGGGGCTTCGGCCTGCGGGTGCTCAATACCGCGGCCAATGAGGCGGTCGAGCGGGAGTGGCGCCGCTGGTACCACACGGCGGAGGTCCGCGGCCTGCTCAAGGGCAAGCGTCTGGCCGAGACGGTCGTGCGCGAGGCGATCCTGTGCGGCGATGTGGGGGCCCGCAAGCTCGAGGGCGGGGCGGTGCAGCTGATCGAGTCCGAGCAGATCGCCAAGAGCCATAGCGGCGGCCTCGGGATCGATCTGGACGGCGTCGGCCGGCCCGTGCGGTTCTGGATCTGCCCCTACGGCCGGGGCGGCCAGGTCACGCTGAGCAAGGCGGAGCCGAGCGACCCCGCGAATTTCCTGTTCGTGACGGCCCCGGACCGGCCCTCACAAACGCGGGGCGTGCCGGCCCTGCAGTCGGCGTTCCCCATGCTGCACCGGATCAACGACGTCTGTGACAGCGAGGCGGCGGCCTGGCAGCTCCTGAGCCGCCTGGCCCTGGGCGTGACGCGTGAGGCCGGGGCCGAGCGCGGGCACGCCGAGAGCGTCGTCGACCCGAACAAGCCCAACGCCGCGGCGGAGGGCGATGTGGCCGCCCGGCTGATCGAGCTCGACTATGCGATCATTTTCAACGCCCGCCCGGGCGAAAAAGTGGAGGGGATCACGCGGAATATCCCGGGCGAGAATTTCACGGAGAGCCTGCGGACGTTCCTGCGGCTGCTGGGCCTGCCCTTGGGCATGCCGCTGGAGCTGATCCTGCTGGACTGGTCCCAGGCGAATTACAGCCAGAGCCGGGCGGTCCTGGAGCAGGCGTACCAGGCGTTTTGCGACTGGCAGGACATCGCGGAGTACGAGCACTATCAGCCGCTGCTGGACTGGCAGATGCCCGCCCTGCTCCAGGCGGCCGGGGTCGAGGCCCCCGCCGAGGGGGTGCTCGTGGAATGGACCCGGCCGGCGTTCCCGTGGATCGACCAGCTCAAGGAGGCCCAGGCCCGGGGCGTGAAGCTCGACCGGGGCTTCGCTCTCCACGCCGATGTCCTCAAGGAACTGGGCCGCGACCGGGAGCAGGTGGTGTTGGGGCGGGAGAACGAGATCCGGGATGCGATCGCGCGGGCGAAGAAGATCAAGGCCGACACGGACACGGAGGTCCCCTGGCAACTGTTCTGCGGCCTGGCGGCCCCGGCGGCCGAGTCGCCCGCGGGCCTGCGGGACCAGGCCGCCCGCGCTGTGCCGGGCGGCAAAGACGACAAGGACAAGGACGGCGCCGATGAATAATCCCCTCCTGGTCGAATACGCCCGCGTGCCCTGGCTGATGGAGCCCCAGCGGCTGGAGCAGTTCGTCGGCTGGATGGCCGAGCAGCGTGTGGGGGAGAACCTCGCGGCGCTCCAGGTCGAGTACACGCTGCCCTACCGTGTCCGGGGCGACACGGGCGTGATCCCGATCAGCGGGGTCCTGCTCAAGAGTGTCCCCGGCTGGGTGCGGTTCTTCGGCTACGCGGCGACCGGCTACGATGAGATCGAGGAGATGGCGCAGATGGCGCTGGCGGACCCGCGGGTGCAGCAGATCGAGCTGCGGATCACCAGTCCCGGCGGCATGGTGGCCGGCGGGATGGAGGCGGCGGCGGCCCTGCGGGCGGCCGATGGGGCGAAGCCCGTGACGGCGGTGATCGAGGACCTCGGGGCGAGCGGCGCTTACTGGCTGGCGGCCAGTGCCCGGCGGATCGAGGCGAACGCCAACGCGGAGGTCGGCTCGATCGGGGTGTACACGTACGCGGTCGATACGACCAAGCTCTACGAGGACTGGGGCCTGAAGATCATCGTCATTCGCTCCGGCGAGCACAAGGGCATGGGCTTGGACAGGATCACCGAGGCCCAGATCGCCGCGGTGCAGGAGGTGATCGACGGGATCGCGGGCCATTTCATCGACCAGGTCGCCGCGGGCCGGCGGGTGCCGCGCGAGCGGGCGGCCGGGTGGGCGACCGGGCGAGTGTGGCTGGCGCCGGCGGCCCTGGCTCTGGGTCTGATCGACGCAATTACCTCGGCCGCCACGGCGGTCGCGGCTACGAACTATCGCAACGAGACGGCCCAGGCGGCCGCCACTACTGAAGGAGATCCGAAGATGGGACAAGAGGAACAAAACACCCAGGCCGCCGCGACGCTGGCCCTGGCCGAGGAGCGCAAACGGGTGACCGACCTCAAGGCCGCGTTTCCCACGGATGCCGGGTTCGCCCTGGAGGCGATCGAGGCGGGCTGGGACGTGACGCAGGCGAAGGCCCAGCGCCACGACCGGCTGGAAAAAGAGCGGGCCGCGACCCCCCGGGGTGAGAAGCCGCTGGCCTACCACGACAGCGACGAAGGGGCGGGCGTGGACTTCATGGCCCAGGCCCGGGCCCGGTCGCGCGAGCAGAAGATCTCGATGACCGAGGCCATGCGGCAGGTCCAGGCCGAGGACCCGGCGGCCTATGAGAAGTTCCGGGCCGCGGAGCGGGCCCGGCCGGTGCGGGTCCGCAGCGGCAAGGCGGCGGGCGGGCGGGTGAGCCTCGGCGCAGCGTGACGGGCCCGGGGCCCGGCGGCGCAGCGGATCAGACGGATTGGACGGATCAGACGGATCAGACGGATCAAAGGAGATTGCGATGAGTCAGCAAAGAACCAGCCCGATCACGCTGCAGGCGGCCGAGGATTTGGTCGCGTTCCGGCGGGTGACGATCTCGGGCAGTACGATCGTGTACGCCGACGCGGAGCACCGGGGCATCGGCGTGGTGCAGGCGGCGGTGGACTATTCGGAAAACGCCTCCGCGTGCATCAAGCTCGACAATGACGGGGGCACGTCGAAGATGATGGCCGGTGGCGCCATCTCCGCCGGGGCGGACGTCTACGCGGCCGACGACGGCAAGGTGGCGGCGACCGGGTCCGTGGCCCTGGGCCGGGCCCTGGAGGCCGCCACGGCGGACGGCGACATCATCGAGGTCCTGCCGCTGGCGGACCTGAGCCAGGCGGGCGGGGCGGAGGCGGAAGTGACCGGCGGGTCCGGGGGCATTACCGCTGTGGACCTCGTCTATGTCTCCGACCAGACGGCCGGGGCGATGACGGTGTTGAAGGCCCAGGCCACCTCGGGCGGCCGGTTCGCGGACTATATCTGTCCGCAGGCGATCGCCGCCGCGGCCACAGGGCAGGCCCTGAAAGTCTACCTGTTGCAGGGGATCGACACCAGCGCCGGCAGCGTCGGGGACCCCGTGTACCTCGCGGATGGTGCGGCGGGCGGCTACACCCTGACCAAGCCGACGGCGACGGACAAGGTCCAGATCGTGGGCCGGATTGTGGAAGACCACGCGACGACCGGGGCCATCCTGTTCGATCTCAGCGGCCCGCAGCAGGTGGAGCACGATCATAGCTCGGCGGCCGAGGGCGGCAGTACGCTGGGGGCCCACGGTTCCGGGACGATCACCCTGGCCGACGAGGCCAACCTGGTGGCCAACACGAACATCGGCTCCAGGATCGGGACGGCGACGGGTCAGAAAATTGGGTTCTGGAACGCGACGCCGGTGGTGCAGCAGAGCCACATCGCCGATCCGGCCAGTGCGGCGGCCCAGACCCAGGATACCCTGACGGACAACGGCGGGGGCACGGCCGACCAGACGGTGGCCAGCATGGCGGCCCCGACGACGATCACGGACTCGACCGGGCTGGATGGGACGCACGACGATACGCTGGCGGCGACGGCGGCCCTGGTGACCTTGACGGACTCGACCGGCCTGGATGGCACGCACGACGATACCCTGGCGGCCAGTACGGTGCCCACGACGTTGACGGACTCGACCGGCCTCAATGGCACGCACGATGACACGCTGGCGGCGACGGCGGCCCTGGTGACGCTGACGGACTCGACCGGCCTGGATGGCACGCACGATGATACCGTGGCGGCGGTCGTGGACATCGACACGCTGACGGATTCGACGGGGGGGGCGGTCGATAACACCGTGGCGGCCAATGCGTCCGTTTCGGTTTTCGCGATTCCCATCGCCGACATGGTCAAGTTGGCCAACGGCGATGTCGTGACGGAGTTCGTGCCGGGCTTTGCCGGCACCATTCTGAAGACCTTCTGGATTCAGGAGGACCCGGTCACCACGGCGGACAAGCTGGCGACGCTGAACTTGGAGATCGAGACGACCAACGTGGCCGGCGGGGTGGTGTCGCTGACCAGCGCCGCCTGCACGCCGATGGGCAAAGTGATCGACGGCTCGGCGGTGACGGGCGACAACGTGTTCACGGCCGCCCAGAAGATCTCCGTCGAGGCCTCCTCGGTGACGGCCTTCATCGAGGGCACCGGCACGCTCTACCTCATCGTGTCCAACGACGCGGTGGACGACAACTTCAAGGAGGTCACGGACCAGCTCATCACGCAGAAGACCTTGAACGGCGTGGTGGCGCAGAACGTCAGCGATCTGACCCAGAAGGTGATCGAGCTGGTGACACGGGTCGGCGTGCTCGGGCAGAACGCCTCAGACACCGGCCAGAAGGTCATCGAGCACAATGCCCTGCTGGGGGTCCTGGCGCAGAACGCCTCAGACACCGGCCAGAAGGCCATCGAGCTGGTGACGCGGGTCGGCGTGCTCGGGCAGAACATCAGCGACCTCGGCCAGAAGCTGATCGAGATCGTGACCTGGATGGGCACGGTCCAGAACAACATGAAGGAGGTCACGACCGAGCTGGCCAAGATCAAGACCGATGTGGCGGCGGTCCGGACCGGGTCGGAGGCCAACAATACGGCCCTCGATTCGATCAACGCCGTCCTGGCGGCGACGGGGATCACGGCGGCCTCGTAAGGACCGCCTGCTGACAACTGAAGAGATGCCGGGCACACCGTCCCCTCCACAAGGACCGTGCCTGGGAAGGAAAGAACCAACGGCCGTACTGGGGCCAGTATCCCCCGGTACGGCCGTTTTCTTTTGCCCGGATTTTTCCCTGCCCCACGGGGCAACGAAAAAGGAGATGAGCAATGATTCAGCAAGGGACGAGATCGACGCCGCGGTTGGACCTGGGGATCGCCTTCCACGAGTTCACGACCGAGGGCATGACGTTTGCGGCGGAGCTGGCCCTGCCGACGCTCGACGTGGCCAAGGAGGCGGGCACGCTCGGCGTGATCACCCGGGAGAACGCCCGGACGGTGGACAATAAGCACGCCAACGGCGCCGCCTTCGGCCGGGTGCACCTGGGCTCCGAGGACAAGAGCTACGCGACCTACGACTACGGCCTGGAGGGCCAGCTCACCGACGTCGACCGGGAGCGGTTCATGACGGACTACGACGCCGAGGTCGAGATCACCCAGGTGGTCAAGATCAACATGCTGATGGCCAAGGAGATCCGGGCCGCGGCGGCCCTGTTCAACACGGCGACGTGGACGGGCGCCAGCCTGTACACCGACGTCAGCGCCGCCCCCTGGGACGCGGCCGCCAGCGACGTGATCGATCACGTGCAGTCGGCGATCGAGCAGGTCCGCCGCAACACGGGCATCCGGCCGGACACGATGCTGATCGGGCCGGTGACGTACAAGAGCCTGAAGAAAAATACCGGCATCCTGGCCAAGTTCGTGAACCCGGGGGTCCTGACGCCGTCGCTCTGGCGGCAGTTCCTGGCGGAGCTCCTGGACCTGCGCGAGGTGATCGTCGCCGACGGCGTCTACAACGGGGCGCAGGAGGGCCAGACGGCGAGCATGACGGACATCTGGTCCGATGACTACGCCCTCGTGTTCAAGAAGCACTCCGGCTCGCTCGCCCTGCCCGGCCTGGGCCGCACGCTCCGCTGGACGGGCGCCAGCGGCTCCCTGGTCAACGGCCTGGAGACCGTGGTCGAGTACCGCGAGGAGCAGACCGAAAGCTACATCTTTCGGGTCCGCGAGTACGTCAACGAGTTCATCACGGACGCCTACTTCGGGCACCTGCTGAAGATCGACGTGTGATCCTGAGCCGGCGGCGGGACCGGGGGCGGTTCCGCCGCCTGTTGCTCCCGCGGCCGGGCCCGCGGGGTTTGGAGTACTCGGTGGCAGGGGACCGGAGGGCGCTCGATGGCGATGACCCAGCAGGATCGGGAGATGGTCGAGCTGATCGCCCGCGAGGTGGCGTGCGAGGTCGGTAAGGAACTTGGCCGGGCCCAGACGGCGGCGGTCGCGCAGATGCTGGAGCTGCACACGGCGAGCTGTCCGCACGGCCGGCGGCTGCTGGAGAGCCGCTGGTTCCTGGCCGGGATCGCTGCCCTGGGCCTCGTGGTGTGCGGCGGGGGCAGTGCCCTCGGGCAGATCGTCCTGCGGCTGCTGACGGGGAGCTAAACGATCAGTCGGATCAGACGGATCGGTCGGATCGAAGGAAAGGAAAAATCGATGAGACGGAACGGGAAATGGCGGGCCGCCCTGGCGGCCTTGGTCCTGGGGCTGGTTCGCACGGCGTGGGGGGCGACGTACTATGTCGATACCGCGGGTGACAATTCGACCGGGACCAGTTGGGCGACCGCCAAAACGACCCTGGCTGCCGGGGCAGATCTCTTGACGATAGCGGGGGACACGCTCTACGTGGCAGGTGGCACGTATACGCCGGTGGCGGCTGCCAACCTGGACAATGTCAACGGGACGGCCCTCGCACCCGTAACGGTATATCTCAGTGCCGGGACCGTACTGGACGGCACTGCCGCCATGGGTACGACCGGACAGACAATCATCGCCGCCACCGGACTGACGGTCAACGTGTTCTCTTGCACGAAGAATTACCATCAGGTTCTCACGCATTCGGCGGGCGTCCCGGCCCAGATTACCGGGGGGCCCGCGACGACGTACGCCATCCAGGGATCGTCTGCCGCGGGCAACATGACGGTGTCGAACATCGAGATTGACGATGCGTATGCTGCGGTCCGGATGGCCGGTGCCACCCCGACTGTGACCCGTATGCTGATTCAGGGCCAGATCGCGGGCAGCACTACGTATATGGTCTGGTTCAATTCGACTGCGACCGGCGGCCTGTTCTGTTCCAACATCATGCGCCGCAGTGCCAACAACGGCATCCTGTTCGGGTGTGAGTTCGACACGGGGGCGACGATCGTCAATAACACCTTCGGGGGCAGCGGGCAAGGATCGAACAACAACGTGGCCTACGTGACCGGAACCACCACGTTCAAGAACAATCTTGTCTTCAATTGTGGGTATCACGGCCTGGCCATCGCGACCGGCAACTGCACGGAAGATTACAACTGGTTCACGGGCGCGCACGGCTGGGCCCCCTCCTGGGCGTCGTACAAGGGCATCTACGTCGGGGCCGCCGCCACTCACAACGGCGGTGCCGTCGGCACGCGCAACCTGGGGGCTCATTCCCAGTGGCGGGCCCCGGACATCCCCGCGCACTCGCGCATCGGGTATGTGTGGCTGAACCGGGACGATCTGACGAACCTGGATCTGTCCCAGACGATAGCGGCCAGTGCCAGCGGGGAACATATATTCCATGCAGTCGAGGTGTATTCCTGGCCGACAGCCGGATTCACGGCGGCGGATTTGCAGGCGTTTGTCAACGATGGTCACGATCTGGCGTGTCATGCCTGGGCGCACACGATTACCGCGACGGCCACGACAGCCGTGACGATCACGGCTCCGGCCGGGTACACACTGACGACAGTCGTCACGGGCGATACGGGGTCCTACTACACGGCCCTGAACAGTTATGCGTCCTGGTCCGTCGAGTACACTCTGACGGACGGCGTGACGCCGCATCAGCAGAGTTTTGATCATACCGCCCCGGTGACCTCCATAGTCACCTGGGTCAATACCCTGGGGGCCGGATTCTCGGCGGCCGCGCCGGCCAGCCCGCCGGAGGGGCGGTCGCGCATCCTGGCGGTGTGCCTGGAAGAGGTCAGTGGGGTAGATTGTTCCGCCGGGTATGCCGTGCAAGTGCACAAGACGGCCGGACCTCCTCCGGCAGGGCGGTTCTGGCACGTGGAGTTGTGGGAATCGAAACAGTTCTACGAGGACCTCATTCAGACGGACGCTGCCCCCGGATCTCGCGCCGCCACGTACACCATGCGGATGTTCGTGGCCCCACTCAATGACATCAATGACGATATGATCGACGCCCTGGCCGCCTGCGGGTACTTGGGGGCGCGCAGTGCGGCGGACATCACGGCCGGAACGGATGCGCGGCTATTCCTGGACAGCCTCAACCCGTTCGAACTGGCACTGGGGACCTTGTCGGTCCTGGCTGCGGATGGGACGGAGGGATTGATACACGCACAGGCAGCGGGCGTCGCGACATGGTGCGCGGAGAACGGCGTTCTGGTGTTGCCGTACGGGCACGCCGAATCGACCAACACGAGCATCTACGCCCTGGCGGCGTTTGCGCAGGCGACCAGTGGCCGCGCTCGCATCGGCATCAATACGTTTTTGGAGACGCTGTGGGGCGGAGGGGTGGGTGAGGATGGCGTGGCATGGACCGTCTCGGCAGGGGACACCGGCGCACCGGATCATACCCTGACGTTTACGCGCGCGTGGCCGGTGCGGGTGAACTATGCACCAGGCCACGGATCGGACCTCATCAACGCCGGGACGGACCTGGGGGATGGAACGCTCTATCTCGACTACGACGGTCTGAATCAGGACGGCTACGGCTCCGGCTGGGAGCTCGGGGCCTACGCGTATAGACCCAAGGGATTTCCCCTTCTTCTATTAATACCAAGGAGCAACTGATATGAGACGTGTGGTTGTGGTGCTGATCCTGCTGTTGGGGGTGACACCGTGCCCCGGTATCCAGAAAAACGTCGCCAGTCAGAAGATCCAACTGGTGGCTTGGGACACGGCCAACGGGACGTTCAAGACCGGCGATGCCGCCAATGTCACGTGCTGCGTGAATAAAGGCGGGGCGGGAGCGGTGGCGCTGACCGATGCGTCGGCCGCCGAGGTCGATGCGACCAATGCGCCGGGGGTCTACGAGTGGGACCTGGCCCAGGCGGAGACGAACGCCGACCAGTTGAGCTTCAGCGGCAAAAGCACGACGGCGGACATCATCATCCTGCCGATGCTCAACGTGGAGACGCTCGTCAAGCAGACCGGCGACGCCTACGTCCCGGCCCTGGCCGCGCAGGAGACGCTGGACGATGGGACCAGCGGCCTGGCGGCGCTCAAAACCCTGATCGATACCGTGGACGGGATTGTGGACGCCATTTGGGCGGAGCTCAGTGGCGGCGTCCTGGACCCGGACCGGAGGTGACCTGTGTACAACTATATCTTCACGCTCCAGGGCGGCCACGATACGAACACCTATTACGTGGAGTTGCTGCGCCGCACGGACGGCTACATGTGGGACACGGTGGCGGCCGCGCTGGCCGCCGCGCCGACGTGGGCGACGAACGTGGCCCTGGCGGTGACCGAGAGCAACGGCAGCGGCCATTTCGGCTGGTCGCTGCCGAGCGGGCTGCCGGTGGGGTTCTATCGCGCGAGCCTGCGCCTGCGGGCGGGGGCCAACCCGGCCGCGACCGACGACGTCAAAGATGTGCTGGATTTCCAGTACGCGGGCGGCGACCCGGTCCTGTGACGGGCGGCAGAAAGAGATCCGACGGATCGAAGGGCAGGGCCCATGGGCACACACGACGACATCTGGGCGGATGCGGGCGGGTTCTGGAACGCCGCCTACGGCGAGGCCGTGACGGTGATCACGCCGGCGGGCGCCGAGCGGGCGTGCATGGGGCTCGTGACGCGGGCCGGGTCGCAAATGGCCGACCATCCCCGCGGGCAGGTGCAGTCCACGACGGTGAGCCTGCCGAACTCGACGACGACGGGGATCGGCTTTGCCGAGTGGAACAATCGCTTCGTGGTCCGCCTGGCCCTGGCGGGCCAGGCGAGTGTGACGTTGCGGACGCTGCGGGTGCTGCACGGCAGCGCGGCGGCGGACCGGCTGACGTTTGAACTGGGGTAACCAAGAGATCGGACGGATCGGTCGGATTAGACGGATCAAAAGACCAAACGAAAGGAGCTTCGGATGACACGCAAATGGACCCGATTGACCGCATTGACCGCATTGACCGTGCTGGCCCTGGCCCCGCTGGTGGCGTGGGCGACGACGAGCTTGACGACGCGGATCAGCCTGGGCTTTACGGCGACCTACACGGTGACGGGCGACCTGGCGGACTCGGTCTCGGCGATGAACCTGTCGCGCACGATCGATCTGACCAGTGGGACGGGGGCGAGCCAGGCGAACCTGATCTTCCACGATTCGCGGCCGCTGGCCGATGGGGCGAACGAGACGCTGGACCTGTACGCCTCGGGGACGCTCCTGGACCCGGTGGGCAACGCGCTGACCATGGCGGCGTTGAAGGCCCTGTATTTGAAAAACACCTCGGCCGACGCCACGCTCCTGGTGGGCGGGGCGGCCAGTGTGGCGCTGACGCTGTTCAGCGACACGACGGACATCCTGAAGATTCCGCCGGGCGGGATCTTTCTGTGGACCTGCCCGAGCGCGGCGGGCCTGGACCTCTCGACCAACAAGAACCTCAAGCTGGCTCACGATGGGACGGGCAGCAGTACCCTGACGTACGAGATTATCGCGATCGGGGAAGATTGAGCGGACCGGATTGACCTTATTGACCGGATTGACCTTTTTGGCAACTGAGAACTTCAGCACGGGGCAGCGCTTCCGAGCCGGCGAGCAGCGGTTCGTCTCGGTCGCGGTGCGCTATGACCAGGCGAAGCTGGCGGCCCTGGAGCGGTTCGCGCGGCGGATCCCCGGTGGCCTGGGTCGGCTCGTGCCGCCGGCGCTGAATCAGACGGCGGCCGAGATGCGGACCTGGCTGGTCCGGGAGCTGGGTGGGCGGGTCCGCGTGACGCGCAAAAAGAGCATCACGGACCGGGTGACGGTGTACCCGCGGGCCTCCGCGGGCCGCTGGGTCAGCGGGGTGCGGGTGGGCCTGGGCCGGTTCACGGTGGCGAGTTTCCCGCATCACCGGACGGCCTACGGCGTCTGGTGGACCGCGGGCGCCGCGGGGGCCGGGCGGATCATTCCGCGGGCGTTCGTGCAGGCCGGGTACACACATGCGATCACCGGGGAACGGATAAACGTCGAGCAGGTGTACCGCCGGGCGCAGCGGGGTGAGAAGCACTTCGACAAGGGCCGGCCGACCCGCCGGGGTGATATCGTGCAGCGCTACCCGCTGAAGGTCCTGCGCGGGCCGTCGCTGGCGGCCGTATTCAGCCGGGACCCGGGCCTGGTGGCCGAGGCTGAGCGGCATGGGGGAGCCGTGCTGGAAAAGAAGATCGCCAGCCAGGTGCGGCGGTTCGTGGTGACGGAGGCGCCGAAATGAGCGAGTCCATCCTCGAGCGCCTGGCCCTGTGGCACGCCGCGGCGGTCGCGGAGATCACCGAGGCGAACGGCTATCACCAGACGCTCAGCGTGACGCGCGCGGAGGAACTGGAGATCTCGGGCAGCCCGCGGGCGGACCTGACGGCGATCGTGTGCCTGGGCGAGTGCAGCGAGGACCGCCAGCGGACGAGCGGCAAGGTGTTTTGGCGCCAGGTATTCGATACGTTCGTGTTGGTGCTGGGCAAAGGCGGGACGGACCTGGCCGTGGATAACCGGATTACGCGGATCGTGGCGGATATCCATGCGCGGATCGGGCGGGAGCTGGCGGCGGCCGCCGGGAACCGGGGCCGCTACTGCGACCAGCTCGCCTACCGGATCGACCTGCTGCCCTGGGACATCGGGGTCCTGGAGAAACACGACGCCACGCTGGTGGCGGTCCCCGTAGCGCTTGCCTTCGACGTCTGCGCGGACAATCCGTACAGCCAATAAACGCACAATCGAAAGGGTTTTTTGATGAGCAAGACAGGATACGGGCTGACTTTTTCCGGGGCCGCGATCGGCAGCATCGCGAGCACGCTGATCAAGCGGATCACGGTCGGCGCGCCGGCGCTGCGGACGGAGCGGATCCGGACCGTGGGCGACACGTACCGGGCCGGGACGGCGGTGCCGCTGGACTTCACGGACGGCAAAATGACGCTGGTGTACGACTGGAACAAGACGGTGCACAACACATTGCGCGCGGCCTGCCGGGACCGGACGAAGGACACGCTGACCTTCACGGACAGCGAGGGCAGCACCTGGGTGGGTGCGGGCTACGTGGAGACGCCGGGCGAGGTCCCGGACGACACGCAGACCCCGACCGAGTGCACGGCGGTCTTCGAGCCGGAGACGGTCTGGGTCCTGACGCCGGCGGCGTAAGAAGCAAGGGCCAAGGAAAAAGGGAAAAGGGAAAATGGCAGAGCCAACGAAACCAGCGGCGGCGGCGGACATCTTCGCGGTCTGGGGCCGGCGACCGACGGAGCCGTTCGACATCCCCGGCGCCGGGCGGGTGTGGGTCCGGGGCCTGACGGACCTGGAACTCGGGGACCTCTACGACCAGGCCACCCGCGACCCCGAGCGGCCGGACCGGATGAAGGATCCGTATTTCCGCGCCAAGCTCGTGCAGCGGTGCGTGGTGGACGCCGAGGGCAAACCGCTCTTCGGCGAGGGCGACGTGATGCGGATCGCCGGGGCGAACCGCCTGCTCTTCGCGGGCTTGCTCGCCTTGTGCGAGAAGCTCAGCGCCATCGGCGGGGCGGCCGATGAGGAGATCCTAAAAAACTTCGCGGCGACCCTCACGAGCGGTTCCTGATCCGGGCGACGGCGCACTTCCGCTGCCCGCGGGCCGAGCTGCGGGCCCGGTTCCCGGCCTACGAGCTGCGGCAGTTGGAGCTGGCGGAACAGGAATGTCCGTGGGGTCCCAGCGCGGCGAATGACCGCATGCTGTACCTGGCCCAGTCACTCGCGGCGGCGTCGCAGGGCTACGACGAGTCCACGCGGAAGCGGGCCCAGTCCTGGGCCGGCAAGCTCTGGCGCCGGCTGTGCGGGCCGGGCGGGTGACGAGGATCGGTCTGATCGGCCCGATCAGACAGATCAGACGGATCGAGGATTATGGCAGACACACTGAGCAAAGTCGGGGTTGAGTTTTCGGTGTATAACCGGATGGGTTCCGGCGTGAACTCGGTGGCGCGGGACATCAACCGGATCGAGGGCTCGTTCCGGTCGATGCAGCGGGCGATGCAGGTGGTGGCGGGCTCGGCGGGCCTGTACGCGCTGGGCCGGACCCTGACGGCCTCGGTCCGGGCGGCGCGGGACGCGGCGGAGAGTGAGAACCTTTTTACGGTCTCGCTCGAGGAGAACGCGGCGGCGGCCCGGGCCTGGTCGAAGGAGGTCAGCCAGGCCCTGCAGCTCAACGAGTACACGCTGCGGAAGGATGTGGGGACCTTCAGCGCGATGTTCGATGCGCTGGGCGTGGGGGCCCAGCAGGCGTACGAGATGAGCAGGGCCCTGACGGTCCTGGCCCGGGACATGGCCAGCTTCTACAACCTCGGGGTCGAGGAGGCGTTCCAGAAATTGCAGGCGGGGATCTCGGGCGAGGTCGAGCCGCTCAAGCGCCTGGGGGTCGTGGTCAATGAGACGACGGCGAAAGAGTTCGCGCTGCGGCAGGGCTGGATCAAGCAGGGCGAGACGCTGTCCGAGGTGGGCAAGGTCTACGCCCGCTACGGGGCGATCCTGGAGCAGACGGGCCGGGCCCAGGGCGACCTGGCCCGGACGGCGGACTCGGCGGCGAATGTGGAGCGGTCGCTGGCGGAGGCCTGGCAGATGCAGAAGGTCGAGATCGGCCGGGGCCTGCTGCCGGCGTACGCGGACCTCGCCAAAGCGATGCGCGACTCGATGGGCGAGACGGCGAAATTCATCTCCCAGCAGGTGGAGGGCTTCCTGGCGATCTGGGAGGCGGCCCAGTGGCTGAAGAACCGCTTGCAGGGTAAGGAGGCGATGCCGCAAGGCTACTATGCAGCGGCAAAACAGCAGTACCGGCAAACAGTTGGGTCCCTGGACCCCCAAGCTTTCCAGCGGGTGATGCAGGAGACGGGGCTGGAGGGCGAGCAGTCGCCCCGATACATGCAGAAGTGGCACGAGATTCTCGGGCATCACATCGCCGAGTGGGAGCGGGACCGGGGCCAAATCGTCGATCCGCAGGTCGCGGAGCTGCGGCGGCGGGCGGCCGAGTTGAGTAAGCCGGCCTCGCTCACCCCGCCGCCCGGCGTCATGGTGGGCCCGGCCGCGGGCGGCGGCGCCGGTCGCGGTCCGTACACGGACGATGAGTCGCAGGCCCTGCGGCGGCTGGCGGGGGATCTGAATCGGCGGTCGCAGGAGTCGTTTGCCGCGCGGGTGAAGATCCTGGAGGAGGAGCGGGCCCGGTACGCGCAGTTCGTCCAGGATAAGGCCTTGCTGGACGCCTGGTACCGGGACCAGTACCGACAGCTCTCGATCGAGCGGGCCAAGATCAACGACGACTTTTTCGCGGGCTGGCGGTCGGGGGTGCAGGAGATGCACGACCAGTTGGAGTCCCTCGGCCAGCTCGGGGCCGACAGTGCCAAAATGATGCGGGACGCCTGGGTCTCGGGGACCTGGGACATGATCGCGGAGGGCCGCAAGCTCTCGGACGTGGTCCGGGGGATCGGGCTGGACTTCGCGAAGATGGCGTACCAGTGGGGTATGAACCAAATGTTCACGCGGGGTCTGGGCCTGGTGGGCGCGATGTTCGGGGGTGGGGCGGGCGCCGGGACGGTCCCGGCGGGCGACATGAACCCGGCCCTGGCGAGCGTGGCGCACGGCGGTGGACTGATCGGCTCTGATGGCCTGCCGCGGCGGGCGGTGCCGGCGGGCCTCTGGGCCGGGGCCCCGCGTCTGCACGGGGGCCTGGCGCCGGACGAGTTCCCGGCGATCCTGCAGCGGGGGGAGCGGGTTGTACCGCGGGGCCAGGCGGCGGCGGGCACGCTCGAACTGCACGTCTACGACCAGAGCGGGCGGGGCCTGGACATCGACAGTGGCGAGATCCGGCAGGAGGAGGGCCGCACCGTCATGGCGGTGATCGCGCGGGACCGCCGGCGGCGCGGGCCCCTGTCGAGGGGAGGGTGACATGGCGGACCGGCAGTGGCCTGTCTTGAGTCGGGAGGCGGCGATCGAGGGGTACCGGGTCCACGGGCCGGATCCGACGGAGCGGTCCGCGACGCAGGATGGCCTGGGGCTCGATCGGCCCGGCTGCGCCGAGATGGTCGATTGGATCGACTTTGATCTGCGGTACCTGTCGGCGGCCGATTACCAGATGCTGGACACGTTCCAGAAGGAGACGGTCAAGATCGGCGGCTACCCCTTCACGTTCTGGGAGCGGGTGCACCAGCGGGCGTACCAGGTGCGGCTGCGGGCGCGGATGGAGTTCGCTCTCGAGGGCGGCGGCGTCACGTGGCGGACGCACGTGGCCCTGAAGGAGGAGAGCCCCTGATGGACCGGATTGACCTTATTGACCAAAGGGACGGGCAGAACGCATGACGGACATCGCCTTACTGCGTCGCCGGCACCGGCCGGCGGATGGGTACCGCGGCTGTGAGTGCTGGCTGCTCGGGGTCTACCCGCCGGGCGCGGCGACGCCGATCCTGGCGATCACGAACCGGCCGCACCATCTGGGTGGGGACATCGTCTACGATGGGGTGACCTATACGTACTACAACTGCACGGTCGAGACGCCGCCGGACACGGACAGCGAGCACGCCCTGCCGGAGGGGGTGCTGCGGATCTCGAATATCCTGCGGGCCCTGGTCCCGTCGCTCTACGAGAACGATTTCTACCGCGGTTACACCGTCCAGATCATCCCATACAACGACGCCGAGAGCGGGGTCGATTACAGCGGGGAGGTCTCCGAGCTGGTCTGGGTGAACTACGAGATGGACGGCAACGACCTGCTCGTGACGCTGGGGGTGCCGCAGGAGTATGTGGACCTGGTGCCCGAGGATAGCTACTCCGCCTACTCCTGCCGCCACCGGTTCCGGGTCAGTGCGGGCGTCTACGGGGCTCGGTGCGGCTACACCGTCCAGGCCGTGACGGACGTGGGCCTGGCGGGGGGCAATCCGGTGGCGGTCCGGGTCCCGGGCCACGGCCTCGCGACGGGGGATGTGATCGAACTGTCGTCGATGTCCGGGATCGGGATCACGCCCGCCCTGGATGGGACATACACGATCACCTTGTACTGGGCGGAGCCGACCAACGTGTTCCTGCTGGACGGGACCGACGGCGGCGACTACGCCGGCGTCTACGGGGCGGGCGGCGCGGCCGGGTATTATGCCTGTGCCCATCACCGGGTCGCCTGCAACGCCCGCGGCCGGCTGGCGAGTTTCGGGGGCGTGACGGGTCAACGCAGTGATGCACTGAGGGTGGCGGTCTGATGGCGTTCTGGGTGCCTCTTATCGTGTTCGTGGCGAGCACCATCCTGGGGATGGTGTTGCGGCCCAAGCAGCGGAGATCCGAGCCGCACGAGCCCTACGGCTGGGACCCGCAGACGGTGCAGCGGGAGGACATCCCGCTCGAGCACTGTCTCGGGATCGTGCCGGTGGAGGGCAACCTGTTCGCCCCGTACACGGATGTCGTGAACACGACGGAAGAGCTCACTTGGGTGGCGGTGATCATCTGGGGCCTGTCGCTGCCCTTGTCCCTGAACAACGCGGTCCGGACGAGCCGGCACAAGCTCTACGCCTGCCTGGCGTTCAGCGATGGCCCGGTCGTCGGCCTGATCGGTGCGAACAGCCGGCTGAACGATAAGCCCCTGGCCGACTGGTCCGGCCTGACGACGGTCGAGCGGCTGGGCACGGACAGCCAGGCGGGCACGGGCGTCACGGACCGCTGGGAGATCGCGCGCGAGGACAAGGTCGCCGTCGGCGCGCCCGTGACGGTCACGATGCCGGACCAGGACTATACGGGCCTGGCCCTGCTCGTCGGCTGTCCCACCGGCCTGCTCGGCTACAAGAAAGACGGGCACACGGCCTGGGCGGGGTTCCGGGTGACGATCGAGATCCGGGAGGTCGGCGGCGCCTGGCACACGCTCTTTGACTATTGGCTCTTCGGGCGCTGCGCCAACCCGGTGCGCTGGGTCTTCACGGCGGATGGGACCTACCAGGGCGGCTCGGCGTTCACGGTGACCCAGGGGATCCAGCACGAGTGGCGGGTGACCTGCGTCTCGGGCCCGACGGGCGATGGGGCCCAGGGCGAATTGTTCGTGCTGGGCGTGCAGCAGATCTATTCGCTCCAGAGCACGCGGCCGGGCCTGGCGTACCTGGCGGTCAGTGCGATCGCCAAGGAGAGCCTGTCCGGCGCCCTGCGGTTCAAGGGCGTCCTGCAGGGCCAGATCCTGGAGAGCATCGCCGGCGGAACGTTCGCCTTCAGCCGCGTGCCGGCGGTCGCGATGAAATGGGCGTTCACCCGGCCGGTGCTCAAGGGCGACGGCGGCGGCACGCCCTTCAGTGTGGACTATTACCGGGGCCTCAACCCGACCCGGCTGGTGACCGCGGATTTCACGGCCTACGAGAGCTGGTGCGACGAGCTGGTGGACGACGGCCAGGGTGGGACGGAGGCCCGGTTCACGTTCGATC